GAAGAGATGGCATCTCCCGCGACCGACAGAGAGATAGTACGCCGGCACGGCCTTCGGGGCTTCGTAGAGGCTGCCTGGCCCCAGATCGAGGCATGCGACCTGATCCTGGAGCCGCACATCCCCCTTATTTGCGCTCACCTCGAGGCAGCCCACCGAGGGGAGATCCGCGATCTAGTAATCGCCGTGCCCCCCGGGACGTCGAAATCAGTAGTGACATCGATCTTGTGGCCTGCGTGGGGGTGGACGATAGATCCGACCCGGAAGTGGATGCACACCTCCTACGCGGAGGATCTATCGCTCTCGTTCGCCCGACGAACGTTGGAGCTGATCTCCGGGGAATGGTACCGCGCCCGATGGCCCAACTTCGGAGTCAAGGGGGGCGGGCGAGCATCCGCAGGAGATTTTTGGCTGACCTCCGGAGGCCGAAGATTCTCTACGATGCTACGAGGTGTGGCCACCGGAGTCCACGCCCACATCCTTGTGTGCGACGACCCCCACAAGCCCTCGGACCTATCCCTAGGGGGAGAGTCGGCCAAGGCGGCGCTCAGCAAAGACTGGGCCAAGTGGACCGGCACCTTCTCGTCTCGGCACGCGGACGCGGCCACCTTCACGCGGGTAGTGATCGCCCAGCGACTCCACGAGGATGACGTATCGGGGAGGATGCTCCAATCGCCTCGGACCGTCTCCGTCACCCTCCCGATGGAGTACGTCCCGGAGAGGCGATGCGAGACGAGATGGGGATCGGACTGGCGGTCCTCCCGAGGGGAGCTCCTCGCCCCACGGAGGTTTCCCCCGGAAGTGATCGCGGCGAAGAAAGACCCCGTGACAGGGATGTCGCGCTCGGACTACGCGTCCCAGATGCAGCAATCCCCCTCGCCTGACGAGGGAGGATTATTTTTGCGCGAGTGGTTCGGCCGGAGATGGTCGGTATTGCCCCCGGAATTGACCGACTGGGCGATGTTCGTAGACGCCACTTTCAAGGCCTCGAAGGACTCGGATTATGTGGCCATCGGCGTGTGGGCGCGGGTTAAATCCCAGCCGTATCTCGTAGACATCACCAACGCCCGATTGACGTTCAGCGAGACGCTCGCCGAGATCTTGCGGCTAAAGCAGACCTGGCCTCAGATCCGGATGGTCGGGATCGAAGACAAGGCGAACGGCTCCGCTATCATCGACGTGCTATCGGCCTCGGTGCCTGGCGTCGTGCCCCTGACGCCCCGGGGCTCGAAGCACGCCCGCGCCTCCGCCTGCACTCCCATGCTCCGAGGCCTCCCAGGGGTGGTATTCCCCCAACACCACCCCGAAATAGGCGCCCTAATCGATCAAGCCTCCAACTTCCCGGCCGGATCCCACGACGATCTGGTCGATATGCTCTCCTACGCGCTGGATTATTACGCGACCCTCAGCTCCCGAGGGTCGTTCCTGGAGCGCATGAGAGGGGTAGAGCTAGACTGATAGGATGGATGCATCGATCTCTAGGTGGGTGACCGAAAAAGCAGCGTCCCTGCGAATCACCGACGCGTTGGTCAACATCATGACCGGGCTCGGGACATCCCGAGACAAGACGGCATACTCCGCCTACTCTGACTTCACGCCGCTTACCCCGGCCGAGCTCGACACCCTATTCGCCTCCTCCGCACTCGCGCGCAAGGCGGTCATGCTGCTGGTGGACGACGCCCTGCGCAAGGGCTTCCGGGTGGTGCGGGAGGGGGCAGAGCCGGGCGAGTATCGCCAGGAGGCAGCCGAGATCGAAGAGCGACTGAAGGCCCTAGGGCTCCGGGGCGCCCTGACGGACGCGGCCTGGAAGGGTCGGCTATTTGGGGCTGCGGGCATCGTCCTAGGCGTCCGGGGCGCAGGCCCCCTGACCTCCGAGCTCGACCCCACAAAGGTGACCGCCATCGAGTTCGTGCGCGCGGACGACAGGCAGAATTTCACGCCCGCTAAGTACGGACCGGACGGATCCGTGACGGTCTGGAACTGGACTCGCACCTCCGTCCGCGGAGGACATCTGGCGATACCTACCGTCCAGATCCACGACTCCCGAATCCTCTGGCTATACGGCGCGGCCACTACCGACCGAGGGATGCGAACCAACGGCGGATGGAGCCACTCCGTACTAGATCCCCTCAAGGAGACGCTGATCGCGTACGACTCCTTCTGGTCATCGATCGACTCGCAGGTAGTCGATGCCTCCCAGGCAGTCTTTCATCTGTCGGGATTCATTGACGCCCTCGCATCGAACTCTGGAGAGACAGGGGACGCGCTACGCAAGCGCCTAGCTCTCATGGATATATCGCGCTCGTCGGCCAAGGCCTTGGTACTCGACGCAGGCGACGCGACGGGCGCAGGCAGAGAGGACTTCCAGGTCATCGAGAGAGGGAGCCTGGCGGCGATGGATAGGCTGGTATCTACGTACCTAAATCGATTCGCTGCCGCCGCAGGATATCCCGTCTCCGTGCTGTTCGGGCAGGCGGCGGCAGGCACTAACGCAACCGGCGAATCCGATCTGATCCTGCATTTCCAGGCCGTAGACATCTACCGTGAGAGCGCGCTGACCGCACCTGCGGAGAAGATGGTCCGGCTAGTGGCGCAGGAGCTGGGGATCGCCGATCCCGAGGAGTGGTGCATCGAGTGGCCGGAGCTGTGGACGCCGAAGCCCCTCGATGTTGCCTCCGCAGAGAAAATGCGAGTCGATGCGGCCATCGGGCTCGTCTCGTCGGGAGTAGCGCTCGCCGAAGAGATCGCCCTCTCCCTCGGGCGCATCGCGCCTTCCCTGGGGTTGGTCCTGGATGCGGAATCCAGGCTGAAGGCTCTGGAAGGAGGCCTGGCGGAGGTAGAGGAGCGGACTCTCGAAGCGGACCCGGAGACCCCGACCGCCTCCGGGGTCAGCTCGGGAAGATCCGTCCGCGCCCAGGTCAACCCCGCGGCGGCTAAAAACTCGCCGAAGTAATTTCCGTTGACTTCAGGCGGCCGGCACGAGAGGATGAGGCATGGACGACCTTCAACAGATCCTTGAGATTCGAGCACACAACGCCCTGTTGCGGAGGCAATGGGAGCGCAACCAAGAGGCCTTCCGGGCGAAGGCGCAGGCCATCGTCATCGGTAAGATGATCTTCCTTATCGCCTCCGCGCTGCTATTGATCTCCGCGGCTGAGTTCTGCGGGCCCTCCGCCGCCCACGCTGATTCCCGCACCCGCACCCGCAAGGATTCCGGTGGCGCCACGCACAAGATTTCTTCGGACGGGTGCCGGGAGGTATGCAGGAAGGACTCGGGAGGCACGGTGAGATGCATAACCACCTGCCCTCGGTCCAAGGGCGGTTGCTCGTGACTATCCAAGAGGAGATCCAGGAAGCCTGGGACTCGGGGTCGGTATTCTACATCACCTTCGATCCTCAGACTCCGGGCGTAGACATCCCCGAATGGCTACTCGATCGCCCGGAGGTCACGTTCGCCTACTCCACCCGACTTCACCCCCCGATCACATCCTTCTGCGCCTCTCACGGGGATGTCTCCGCGGTACTCAGCTTCGATGGCGCGCCGCACCTGTGCGTCGTCCCCTACGACGCCTTCCGCTACCCGACAAGCGACAACGTCGTTAGCCTGGCTGAGTGGCGAGCGCAGAGAGGTAGATAGGGATGGCCGCCCGCAAGGATACCGCCGCCAAGGCGGGAGGGCTACGCGCGCTGACAGCCCGCAGGGTGGCCGCTGCGCGCGTAGCCTCGCGCGTCCCTGCGGCCCCCGAGGAGGCAGAGAATCGCCTGCGGCTGCTCGCTGCGCGCCTGTCTGCGGTCATCGACAAGGATCTCCAGAGACTAGTGCTGGCGCAGCTCCCGGCCCTTCCTGGGCCGTCTGCATACGGCACGATACAGCGAGGGCTAGAGGAGGCAGAGCGGCGGGCGTTGGCCGCTCTGGAGCGCGCGGCACCTACCGTCCGCGGCGCCGTCAGCAAGGCCCTAGCGCTAGCTAAGCGCGAGTACACGAGGCTCGCGGGGAAGCCTCCACGCGCCCTGGACCGCGGAGTAGGAGACCTCGCCGTGTCGACGATCACGGACGATCTCCGGAGAGCTATTCGCGACCAGTTCGCGGATCTCCGAGCTACAGCCCACGCAGCGCTCAGCTCCCAGCAGGATCCGCAGAAAGCCCTGACCCAGCGACTATTCGTCGTGCCCAATCGAGGCAATGCCATCGCTCGCACCCAGGTCTACGCGCTCTATAACGCAGCCGTAGATGCGAGCGGGGAGGGCGAGTGGGCGATATGGGTGACGCGAGCGGACGAGCGCGTACGGCCGGAGCACGCCCGCAGGCACCTCAAACGCTTTCGGGTCGCAGAGGGGCTAGGAGGGATCTGGCCGGGCCAAGAAATCAACTGCAGGTGCCAGTCGGTCCCGGAGGAGTTCATCCGGCCCGCAGCGAAAGGCAGGAAATCGAGATGAAAGACGCTGAATATCAGCCCGCTACCTTCACCGGATCCTCGCGCGCTGGCGTATCCGAGGCCCGGAGGGTGAAGTGCTCCGTGCACCCCGAGAGTCATGGCGTCCATCCTGAGGATGAAGCATGCCCATACTGCCCTGGATACGGAGAGAGCCGACCTGCGGCGCCTCGATAGCTGCCCCTGACAGCACAGGCTACCATAGAGGATGCGGCTTTTTCTGGATCGTCCTAGCGCACTGGGCAAGATG